CATGGGCCTGGGTTTCTACGCAGGTAATATTAACAGCAGCCTGCTTGGTGTAGACTTGTCGACAGCTAGTGACAGCTTGGTAAACCTGTTTAAAATTGGTTTCTGGAGCATAGGTGTCGGTATGCTCTACAAAATGAGCGAGGTGTTTGAATAGATGCCACGTCCACTTGAAACTGTAACGGTTGCATTTTTCGGTTTGCTGGCTATGGGAAGTATCGACAAAGTTGCTTCTGGATTGAAGAATGCCGGGAGTTATGGCACGAGTACGTCTGCAGCTGTGGAGCTGTTTTTCTTTCTCATAGTGTTTTCTGTGATTGTTTTGGTGTTTCAGAACTACCTGGCAAAATAGTGAAAGTTAATGAATATTAATTACTTATTTAAAATTGTGAAGTAAAACTCTTTCTTAGTTATGACACCGTTTTCAGTAGGAATGAAACTGGTCGAACTGTTATCTAAGCCATTCAAAATACTTTTCGGATCAGACGAAAGAGGTTTTGTCTTTCTACTTGTTTTCTCGCTTGCAGCCTACTTTTCAGGTTATCCTGACGCTGCAACAATTATAGCTGTTTACTCTGCCATGTTCGGGTACTCTGGTATTTCTTCCATGCAGGGATCTTCCTCTGTAGGCCAGGGTAATCGCCTGGATCGTAGGTCTCGCCGGTTCCAGAGCTTAATTTCGCCTCACCGCCACTCGCCATACCCACTATTCCCCCCTGGCGGTGTCTCTCCCATAGGCCTTTTATTAACCCAGGGAATCGCTTGACCATCTCTTTGTTCCATACGAATTCGCCGCGCTCAAGTAAGGCCGGAACTTGATCGCCGCCGCCATAGCCGGGTATAAACTGACCGATACCGCCACCCTTTTGTTTCTTGACCGGACCGCCGAGGCGCTTCTTGTCTGGTTCTACTATTGCTTGGTCTAATATAGACCTGGCCTGGCTCAACAGATTTTGAGTCTCGTCGGATAAATCTCTGTTGGCACTCTCGATCCTCTGTATCAACTGGTAAAGAGTGTTGACAGTACTTTGGTCAAAGAGATTGACGTTCTTATATTTATCGGCTAAGTCTTCTAACTCTCGTTTATTCTTCTGGAACTCTGCCTTATCGCCCGCAGGCCCTTTTAACTCCCCAAAATTGGGGTGTACTTTGGGGCCACCTGGCCACCACTCCATATCTCTCATTTTATTAACGAGCCAATTATTCAATTTTGTTGACAACGCGCCCCATATTGATTTAAGACCTTGTATCCCAAAGTCAGCAAAGTCTAAGACCAATTTCGCTGAGACGGCCGAGGCGAGATAGCTACCAGAATAGGAATAAGTAACAATACCCGCCACTCCGGCCATCAAACCTTTCACCACTTGGTCTTTGAAATCCTCATTGTTATAGTCGGTTTCAATAGTCTCTTTTACATTCTCTGGTAAGAACTTCTCAAAATTAAGTTTGATTAAAGCCCCGGCGGTTGCGCCAATTGCCGAGCCTGTTACCGCGTAACCTAAGACCGCCCCGGTTGCGGCGTCAAGCGAATCTGCTATCAAGTCTCTAGTGCCTTGCGAGTCATAGCCGTTTTCAATAGCTGACGCCAGGTTCTTCTTTAGGTCGTCGGTACCCCACTTGAGGGTTAAGTAAGACGACAGTCCAGCGAGTACAAACGAGCCTGACGCGCCGAGTGTCATAATACCGACGGCCGTGGCAATCACTCCGGCGACGATATTGGCTATTTTGACCGCCTCGAGTTGAGACTTTAGATTACCTTTTATATCTTCCTTCTCAGGTTCTTCCCACTCTATACCGAAGCTACCGCCGACCTTCTCAAAGATACCGCCCAGCGCATCCCCGAGATCACTAAGACCCGACCAAGGCTTTTCGTTAACAAAGTCGGTTACCGCGCTAGTAAAGTCGTCCCAGGCCGGCATAACTGTATTCTTGATAGCGCCCCTTATATTCATAAAGTTAAGTTCCCAAGCCGCCCATAAGAGACCGGCAAGCGCCATAATTTGAAAGACGGGGTTTACTAGCATAGTTAGCGCCTTGACCACTAAACCAATCGCCGTTATGGCGCCACCTACGCGTATAAACGCCATAACCATATTCCTTATTGCGTCTCTGGTCGCCGCGCTCTGAGTCATAATATAGACCAGGCGCTCGGTGAAGGGTTGTAACACGTTCTCGTTTAGGTTTCTGACGGCGGGCGCAAATATACCACCAAAGGCCTGAGCGGCGGTCGCTACGTTACCCCGGGTTATTTCCAACTGAGTTGAGAGCCGGGTCAGAGCTATTTCGTACTTGAGGGCCAGCGCCTCATTCTCCCCGAACTCACGGCGTGCCGCTTCCAGGGCGTCTTCCATAAGATCAACATTCGAGACGAACGGTAGAATACCTTTAGCGGCCGCTTGAGACACGTCAGCGAAAGCCCTAATACGCTCAACTGTCATATTACTCGCGCCGTAAAGCTCTTTAAATCTCTTAACCCAATCGACGAAAGCGTTTATGGCATTATCGTTTATAGCGTCAGCCAAGTCATTAGTTTCCATTTTGACTATACTGGCGTACTCGGCGGTCTTTTCACCCATTTCCATAAAAGCTCGCCTCAACTGAGTCGCTGGCCTTGAGGCTCGTTTACTAATCGAGCTAATTGCGGTTGATAGTCCTGCTAATTCGGCCTGACTTGCCCCCATAGCGCCGATAACAGTCCGGCCCATTTTAAGCATGACTTGGCTGATCTTCTCGGCTTCGGCTACCGGAAAGTTGTCAAGTAAGTAAGCCAGAGCGCTACCTAAGTTCTCAACTGTTGAGATCGGAGCCTGAGATATAGCGTTAATACGGCCAAAGAATAAAGCCGCTTTTTCGGCCGCCATGCCCGTCGCTTCCTCGAACATTTTCATAGTTTTGGTGTAGGCGACGATATTTTCCTCACTGACGCCGACCTTAGCGGCTTCAGCCGCGATCTCTGTCAATTCCTGGCGGGTAGTGGGTAACTGCATACTTAGATCGGTGAGGCCACTTGTCAGGCCGGAGATAACGTCACGGGAGGCGCCCAACTTTTTCTGTAATTCTACCTGGGTGTCCTCAAACTCCATATACATATCAACGGCCTTTCCGACACCGGCGGTCAACGCCGCGGTTCCGACGGCCGTCGCCTTCCAGGCGGCCTGTAGCGTCGAGGCCATTTTCTGAGCGCGCGCTTCAATGGCTGAGGCTTTCTTATCAAAAGTACGTTGAGCCTGAGCCATACCGGCCTGTAATGCCGAGGTGTTTGCACCTACGTCAACGTAGGCCTCCCCTATCTTGGATCCGCCCATACCCGTACCCGCTGGCATACTATTTATTCATCTCCTCAATCCACTGCTTCGCCTCTTTCCGCTTACGTTCAGCCAACATCTGCTTGATTTTGGGCCTATATTTAGTTTTAGGAAACATATTGTTCCATGCTTCCTCCTGTCTCGTCTTAGTAAGCCGATCCCAATCTCGTTGAGCGTCCTCACCGCCCATTGATGGACTGTTAATGAGCATTTCATCCTCTATCCGACCTAACACCCCGAAACAATACTTAACAAGTTCTAACAGCGGCATACGGTCTATCTGTGAGCGACTTAGTCCGGGGTAATATGTTAAAAGTGTCATATCTATACCAGTCCAGTCAATAGTTCGGCCCAGGAAATCTACTCCTTCGGGTTTCCCGAACCACCCTCAGTTTCTTCCTCAATTATCTCGGCCTGCTCCTGAATTTGTTCTTGACTCTCACCGTAGAATAGGAACATTAAGCATTGATAATACTCGCCTTCATCTTTGATACCGTTGGTAATTAAATCCGACACCACTTCAAGGCCCTCTTCCTTATTTTTTTCCGCTATTCCGTCGTCGAGTTTCTTAAAGGCGTGATAATACATATACAATTGTTCGCGAGTGCCAATCTCATCAAAAAGACTACCGCCGACGCCTTCCTGTTCAGCTAACTCCTGTAATTGATCTTCCTCGAGGTCGGATACGCTCTTTTCCTCATCAATCAGCCCTTCATCTCGCGCGGCTGAGGCAAGTTTCTGGAACTTTTGGGTTATCTTTTGTAGCACGTCTTTGCCTAAATCGTCCTCGATCCTAACCCAATCAATCCGCTCGAGAGGCAACATTTCTACAACTTCCTCACCGGTTTCCTCAAATTCCAGTGTTAGGTCAAACGTACTCTTGACTGTCGTTTTATCCGTCAGGTTTACGATAGTATCACTCTCCTATTAGTGATTGATAGATTTTTTCTACCTTTTTGGCCGTGGTCTGATAAGTGTATTTAGACCTGACCATTTCTTTAAGCTCGTCACTTTGCTCATCTTCCCAAGCCTCACTCAAGGCGTTACCTATGTCGTCAACTCGGAACGGGTCGCAATAATGAGCGTAATCACCAAAGTATTCCTGAGTCGCGCCGTTCTCTGTCGCGACTATCGGTTTTCCGACGCTAGCCGCTTCCAATAAAACTAACCCCGGCGTCTCAAATACTGACGGTTGGGCAACTATACTGGCGTGGGAAATCAACGCCCTGACCTCGACCGGGCTTAGTTTCCGTGGTAATATCTGCATTGAGTCGTCAATATAGGGTCGGAATGAGTCAGCGTAGCTGTCGTTAACCTCACCAGCCATAAGTAGAGTAGCGTCGGGTATCTCTGACATAGCGTGTACGAGCCTCTCCTGGTTCTTCCTCGGCTCAACTTTACCGACGCATAAGACATAGTTACCAGCGTCCTCAAGTTGTAATTCCGCGCGAGATTTTTGAGCCATTGACTCAATTTGCAAAGACTCTTTAGTGTCGACCGCGTTGTACATTATCTTCTGGTCGGGGCAATCGGGATATAAAAATTCTTCCACTTTGTCGGCCTCAGCCTCAGAGTTGGTCAGTAACAGGTCGGCTTTAACTAACCATTCGGCCTGATAATTTAACGTGTCTTCAAGCCTATCTTCGTTGACCGACCCGTGATCCTTTATCTCGCTCATAAGTTTATCCGGGGGCCAATATACGGGAGTCGCCACCGAGGGTATATCTAACTGATCGGCTATCGTCATCGCCATTTGGTGTGGGCCGTTCCCGCCTGAGCTGTTGAAGTGGTGCACTATATCCCAATCTTTATCCCAATCCGGCTGAGTTAACCGGCCATTGACGACCCCGTATTCATGCCCCCTATCGACTAAACTATCAGCCAAGCCCCGTAGAGCGCGTTCGGCACCGTGGCGGGGCTTGGCTATATTGTAATCTGTACTGATAAAATAAAGTATCCTCAATATATTACCCCCTAAAGCTCGCTGGCTTCCTGAATCTTACCTACGACCCTATTGCTTAGGTCAAGCGAGGATACCCCGTCGACCTCCTTACCCACGTCTCTACCAGTGACGAATATACTGGCATAGTAGTAGGTGTCGTCCGCCTTATTGTGTAGATAGCAGTCGAGAAAAGTGTCGCCTGAACCCCGAATATTACCCCTCAGGTTTTCCTGTTTTGCATCTGACCAGGAGAGGAAACCACTCATATCAATAGTGGCGTCGTATAAGCCTGGTTTATATTCGTAGGCGTCAACTGGTGAGCCGTCTTCGTTGAAGGTAGTCACATCGTCCTCGCCTCGACTCTCAGAGGTCGAGAAGCTGTTAATTTTACCTATCACGTCGCTCGGTGTACCGAGAGCAACGTAACCATCTCCGGCTAGTCCGGTTATTTCTGCCATTTTACTGCACCTCCATTACTGGACTTGGTATCTATAAGTTAAACGTGTAAAAATTAGATTAGTGTCTCCGCTCGTATTATTAGGTTGATCTACTCCATCGGATTGTCCTTGTAGCGTAAATGTCAGCCCTTCGTGACTGATACGTCTGGCTTCCATCTGGTCATCAATCACGTCGGTTGCGTGAGTCAGAGCCTTACTTATCTGTTCGGCTTTTTCTCGACTATACGTCAAGATCGAGAGCTTGGGGTCAATTACCGGGTAGTCTTCCTTGAAATAGTGTTGTCGGCTCCCCGGTGTCCTTCGCCTAACTATTGAATATATCGGCTCGGCATCGTCTGGTGCGGTTCCGCTATATACGGCGTTAATGACATTCATAATCGCCGAGTTATCTTTCATCGCCTCGTACGTTCCGTTTTCGGCCCGCTCGCGCCATTCAGTCATATTATGTCACCCCAACGCTCGCGTTTGAGTAGATTGATAACTATGAGATGCCAGGGGCGCGGATCAAGGTTTTGACTTCTGTCTCCCAGGGCCAACTTTCGGGCATAGACTCCAACGGGCGTATCACCGTCAGGCGGTGTTTTACTGGCTTTGGTTCCAAAGATACCAAATCTGGCGTGAGCCGATCCGGCTTCTATAAAGACCTCAGCGTCAAAAGCCTGCTTCATACTGCCTGACTGCTCGGCTGGATACTCACCAGGGTCGGAATGTTGGGGCGCTATACCCTGGAATTGAGTCCGGCCTATATCTTTGGCCCTTAACGCGATAACCTTCATTAGGCGCTGTTCGTTTGCTTTAACGCCAGTCAAGAAGGTAGTCGTATTCCAGTTCTTCCTCATATTAGCCATTGTAAATCACCTGACGGAGAGCGTGGCAATTTTAAAATAGTCTCGCGACTTGTGGATACCCACTATCTCGTACATCTGGCCGTTGTATTCGACGCGCCAATCCTCGTCAATGTCGCTATACCATAATGGAACGTAACACCCACTGTCGTATCTGACTTCCTCGGCGCCGCCTACCTTTTCAATCGCTCGCGGTAAATTCCTCTTAAAGAACTTACCCAGGATACCCTCATAATCAGGGGTATCGTTCGGAGACCTGATAACCCCGTCACTTCCCTCGCGCTGTTCCTCGGAATAGCCATATAGGTTGAGGGTATCGTTCATAATCATTATACCAGCTCAGGTCCTGGGTCAGTTGCTTCGCTATAAAATGCGCGCTTAAACTCCGCGGCCGGGTCTTCCGATAGCTCGTTACTAATTGGCCCGTCGGTCTCCGTTTGAGGAACTTGTATGATGTTCTTGAGTAGATAGTAGCAGGCCCAATTTGCCTCGGCTCGCCTCACATTATCAATCCCACTGTATCTAGCCGCCTTTGCCTCAGCTTCCTCAAGCGCCTTATCCATCTGCTTCTCAGTTGGTAGGCCTTTGACTTGGTGTGGTAGACGTTCCTCAATGTCGCTATACTCGGCGGTTGCCATGATTTACCTCCTAAGGCGCCCAACGTCTTATCGTTCTGGGTGTGACCCCGCACCATTCAGCTATATGGTCGATCGCCTCTGACCTATCCATGCCGTTGGCCTTGCATCCGAGGATCTGACGCTCAAGCCAGTCCTCGTCTTTATACTGGCCTTCAAGTTTTTCCTGTCTCTGCTTGTCCTGCTCTTTTTCCTTGAAGTCGTGCATGGGGATATCGTCAACGGTAAACTCAGAGGCTTTCTTTTTCTCCTGACCCCCGGCCGTATGCTGACTCTTTTCCCAAAGCTCTATTTCGCCTCGCTCAAGCCAGTCATCCCATGCGGCCGTTTGTTTTGCCCGTTCATATTGGGGCGGCGTTAATTTATTGATACCAGGGTCAAGCCTTACGTTAGCCGCCCCAATACGTTTAAGGGCGTTGGAATTGTTGATGACCTTAATCTTCTTGTCGGTCATATAACCTCCCTATTAAATGTTCGTTGCCGTCACGACGGCGTTAGCGAAGAAGGCGTTGAATCCAGCGGCCCTCTCCCTGAGACCGACGATTACCTTAGTCGGCGACTCCTGGAACGGGTCAAGCATACCCCGGCTCGGGTCTTCGACCGGCTGAGGTAGGTTGATCTCCATGTTAGTCGGTCGACTATCGAGCACCACGGCGGTTCCCTCGGTAAAGTAGGTCGATTTCAATATACCGTCGGGGAAAAGGTCTTCGTCCTCGGCCCAAGAAAGAACGCTGGTCTGGTCAGAATTTGTAAAGTAGTTGTTCTTTAAGTGGGTGAGGTCGTTAGGATGTAACAAAAGCCGCCTGGACTCGTAGCCGTCAAGGAGATCGAGGTAATCGGCAAGCTCGTTTAGGTCGTCTCTTAGCTCGGTGGCGCTCGCGCTTGACCAACTACCATTATCAAGACTGACGTCCTGACGCCCCGTCCAGTTATAGATGCCCTCGATATTAGCGGGGCTAAACCCGTTGAATACGAGGGTCTGCTCCTGCTTTCTGATTTGGAACCGAGACTCGTCGAGCAGTCTGGTCTCAAGCCCGACGCCTAACGCTCGCGCTCGCTCGATCTCTACCTCGGAATAGCGGTAACCGGCGAAATAGTCAACTACCTTCCTGGTCGTCCTTGTCCGGTTGTTGTTAACGAGAGGTATGTTCTCGGCCTCGGTACTCAACTTCGCGCCCTGGCCTGATCTCTCGAGTTTATCAAACCCGATAGACTCAACGAACCAGTTCGCCTCGTCGTTTACCGTCATTAGCTGCCTAACGAGGGTCTCCGCTCTTTTCGGCTCGACCAGTTGTTCCTTGAGATAGCGAAGATCATCCGCGTTAAGCAGACTATCGTTTCTACTTTCAAGATACTTTTTCATATTGACTCACTCCTTATACGTCAACTTCAGCAATTATGACGTCGTCGGTGACACCAGCTTCGGCCGCTGTCAAACCGTTAATCTTAACGTGGTTTGAGGTGTCGTTACTAAATTGCCCCTGAGTTCCGTTACTGGCACTTGAGGATACGCAGGCCAACTGCTCACCTTTTTCGACGGAAATGTCGGACCCGCTGTCGTCGGTCGTTAATTTAACTGCAACATAACCGACTTTAACGAGGTTCATCCCGGTATACTGCCAGTATTTGTTAAGCAAGTTCCCGTTCTCGTCTTCCTTTTGCTTTCCAGCGTCAAATTTGGCTATACCGGCGAAATAAGTGTCGCCGTTACGGTCGTCAAAGACTCGGCCTTGCTGGTTATCAGAAGGCGAGACCTCAACACCTAACCCAAATTCGACGTCTTCCCCGGCAAACAAATCACCCCGGATAAACTCGTTAGGGTGACTCTTATAAATTTTACCCGCTTCTTTAGCCATTGTTGATCACCTACTCAGATCCCTTTCCATCGTATTGATGTATAGCGCTGTCAGCCTTTTCCTGTATTTCATCGTCGACCTCGCTACCTTCGTCGCCTTTGACGAGATTTTCGCCGGTCGGCCTCGACTTAGCGTCTTCCAAATCCTCGATAAGCATATCGAACCTGACCTCGATATAAGCGTCTCGCTTCTCGTCGAGGTCTTTGTCGGTGAACCTCTCGAGGAAGTCCTGTTTGAGATCGGCGACGCTTTTATTCCAGTCGGGGTCGTAGTCTTCGTCGACCTTCTGGATTTTATTGACCACATCAAGTTTTTCCTCTACCGAGTCGATTATTCCCTCGCGTTCTTCGTTGACGATCTCCTTAACTTCCTCTTTGGTCAGGCCGTCGTTCTTTTCTCCGTCGTCAGAGTCCATTTTTGCCTCCAACTTGGCTTTCTCGTCTTTCAGTGACTCGATCTCGTCTTCCTTGTCCTCAAGCTCGTCGTCTTTGTCTTTTAATTCGTTGAGTCTCGCGTCGATCTCGTCCTGGAATTCTTCGACCGCGTCTTCCTGGTCTTCTCCGACGTCTAGCTCAATCTCTTTGTCTCCGATCATAAGTTTCATAGTATGATCACTCCCGTCGTTAGATTTGGTATTTTTCACCGGGATACCAGGCCCGCCATTATCTTGAGATTTATCGGTATTGACTATTTTACTACCGTCGACCCTGACAGTTGCTATACGCTGATCGTTCTTTGTACTATCAAGTTGAGCCTTGATCTCTGACCCGGCGCGTCCTTCCTCAACGTGGGCTAAGTGATTTAATTCAAGCTCGGTCTGCTTGTAATCATACTTTTGGCCGTCAAACTCACCTGTCTCCTCAACTAACTTAGTCCAGCGCCCGATACTGACCTCGACTTTCTTCTCGTTAAGTATATCCTGTATAAGGGGTTCATCGGTGATCGTCTCCTTGACGCTGACTATTCCATCTTTATATGAGGGATCTAAGTGTAAGACACCCCGGCCATACTTTGAGACATTCTCCATATTAACCATATCGGGTGGGTGTTGATCGGTGACTGGCTTATTAGGTATGGTGTTGAGCCAGTCGGACTTAGACAGTTCGCCGGGTGGGAGTAGTTCGCGCTGGATTGAGCCGTCAGGCCCCATATATTCAAGGACTTGGGCTTTGGTTATATCAACTCGGGTCGTCAAGACCTCGTTTTCCTCGTCGTATTTTTTCTCTTTAATCCGGCCTTGGTCAACTCGTAATACTTTATTATCCATTTTACTATCACCAACTTGGCTATTTGCTGTTTGTATGGCTTCGGCTTCGCAGGTCTCTTGATCTTTATCGCAGTTTTCCAGGTATGAGTTGGCTATTTCAGCCCACTTCTCTGCTTGGGCCTCTGTCAAACCTTCTTTGAAATTATGAGCTTCGCTTGGTGTCCAAGGCATATTTAATCTTCGTACTCCCGCCGGTACTTATATCTCACCTTCAATGGAATTAAATTCCTTGACTACTTCAAACATCCCGTTGATGTACTCTTCACCTTTTGCCTCCAGCTCGCCTTTTGTAGCGCTTTCACGGTTTTTTACAATAAAGTCAATTTTTTGCTCTGTGGTCAGGTTTTCCCCGTCGCTTAATTGCGCAAGCTTGGCCTTTAGGCCCTTCCTAACTATTTCAGAGACCGTAGCGTCCGGGAAAAGCTCCCGAAGCTTGGCTATCATATCTTCGTCAGAATCCTTTAAGTAAACGGTGCGCTTTGCCATTTTTATTCCCTCCCGTTAGTGTATCACACCTTTATCATCCTATAATATAACTAAATCTACACTTCAAGCCAAGCGGCTTAGGGTGTCGCCGTTTAAACCTACGGCGCTTATCTGGACTTTCTTTTCTTGCCATTAAACCACCTAAAATAGAAAAAGCCCCCCGAACCCCTATGACAGGGATTGGGAGGCTACCCAACAGTCGTGGCTGTCTATTTGGAAACGGCGCCTTGACCGCTATCCAGTTTCTTTATAGGATATTGAGCCTACTTTGTCAACAAAAAAGCCCCGTTGTAGGCGGGGCCTACTTTGCAAATCATCCCTTACGAGCCTCATATTCTTTTTCGATCTTTTCTTCTTTTCTAATCTCAGTAATCCCGCCTTGATTTAAGCGTACATGGACCGATCCGGTGAAGCTATCTTCCCGACAGCGTTTCATAACCTCGATTAGGGTTCTTAACCATTCGTGGTGACTCAAACTAAAGCCCCCTGTTGATTCCGCGCGATCTCTACTAAGTCATTTTTTACGGCGATAGCGATACATCGGCAGTTGATCGGGCCGCCTGGGAAGATACCCCCGGCCCCGTTTTCCCACTTGTGTATAGTTCCGTGTAGATTAGCGTGGCTCGGTCTCGTCCTACTATCCATAACCGCCGCCCAGCGGAACTTAGAAAGGTTTAGCTCCGCGTGTTGCGCCCTGGTAATGGCTGAGTAGAGCGAATTGGTTTGATCCATAGCAATAGTCCGAGCGCGGTTAGCGGCGACGTCAAACCTCTCTCTGATAACGTTTTCCATAGTATCAATAGTCCAGTTGTTTCTTATACCGTCAGAGATCACCCGCTGTAAGTCGTCGTGATACTCTCGGGGTATAGACTCGACGAGCTTGACGTTCTCAGCTATCGAGGCATCGACGTATTGATTGATCTTACCGGAATAGGGTGTGAAGGCCGAGACCTGGTTCTGCTCAAGGGCGGTGGTGAAATCCATAAGTGCCTTGGTCTTAACCTGACGGCCGAATTGATTGAGACGACGCTCGGCGTTAATTTCATCCAGCTTACGTTGAAACTCGTCGCTCAGGGCCTCCATCTGCTCATTTATTCTATCTTGGGGCGCGTCTCTTAGTGCGGCCCAGTTAGACCTCAACGTTTCTTTTATGAAGCTCTCAGTAGGCTCCCAGAGGCTACCGGCTACCTCATTCCTTAGCCAGTCCTCGTAATCCTCCATAATCTGAGTTGGAAACCGCCGCCGGGCCATTCGCGCCCACTCTTTTTCCTGTTCGCTCAGGTTCTCGAGTTGATCTACCCGAGGTAGTTTCTTCTCGGGCGGCTCATAGTCGAGATACTCCTTGAATTCTCGACCCTGTAAGCCGTCTAACTTAGTTTTGCGCTCGCCGGGTGGGATAACGATTTTAGTCATATTAAGCTGGTTGAGGCACTGTCTCGTTTCCTTCCCCTGCCAGGTCTTCCTCACTTAGATCGTAAAGGTGGTCTAATGCTGACAGCCGGTTCATAAGACCAATACCCATAAGGTTCTTAGCGGCCTGGCTTAGTTTGTTCTCAATCTCGGCGCGCTCTTTGGGGTCCATAGAATCAAGCGGGTTGAACTCGATAGACCACTCGGTCTCGTTCGGGTCTATATTCCTGGCGGCCATAAGATAGCTCGTTAGGGTCTCGGCCTTATCCCTCAGTTGAGTTTCCTGTATAGACCCGCAGGCCGCATGATAGTTTTTTATGTCAGTTTGGCTCGCCGATAATTGTCCAGCCTGAGCGCCGAATAATCTCGACTCGGGCATACCCGTCACCATCTGAGCTAAATTATAGAAATGGTCGATAATAGTTCCGACGTCTCCCATAGCACCTGACGGCGACTTAATTTCCAGCTTTTCCTCATTAACATTCTTTGACCCTTTGTCGATCACGGCCAGCCGGTGTTGAGTCCAATCTTTTTCCATTGCTTTGCGCTTGGCCTTCTGGCTATTCTCATCGTCGGCCTTAAACTCGTTGAGATCAGTCTTATAGACCTTGAATGTCAGCTCGTAGAGCGCTTGAGCGAGCGACCAATTAGCCGAAGCAAAATATCTGAGTAGGTCATAAGGTCGGGTGTAGGCACTAATGCCCCAATCACTACTGAGATCGGGTTTAGTCTGTAGGTGTAATATACGGCTGGCGTCAACCTCCTGCATGCCGTTACCGGTCTTATACTTATAGGTTGAATAGTCGCCGTAGTTCTCACTCATAGGGTCTTCGTTAGCTTCCTGATTGACCACTATACGACTCGAAAACGCGTTGAGGTAAACGACGTCCTCGATCTGGTCGACCAAATTATCAGGATCAAGTGGTTCGCTCGGCTCTGCGTTACCTTTTATCCCGATACTGCTATAACCGTCACCAAAGACGTGATTCCAGGCAAACATATCCCTAAACTTTTGGCGGGCGTCAAGATCGTCCATCTCGTTCTCGATCTCGTTTGCTTCTTCTTCGTGATCCTGGATAGTGACAGTCAGCCACTCACGGGTCAGGTCTTTCGCCAATTTGTCTGTCCAATTCCCGGCCAAAATGTCACTGAGGTACATATTATACAGTTCTTCTTCCCCCAGTTTAGGCCGTTTACCCGGTTGTATCCGCGCCATAGGGTCACGGTCATCATCACCCATTACATCGTCATCCCCGCCTTCGTATGAGTCCATGACTGCCTGAAAACCCTGTCTACGATTATTCTCTGTTATGTCCTTCTCTGCCATTGTTACCTCCCTCATTATGTCTTATTCCGACCCTTAGCTTAGGGTCGTCAATTTCAAGGCGCTCGAATAATAGCTCTTGACCCTCGGTAGTGTTGAGGGTTTTGTCCATATTCATCACCCAGAAGTTATCGAGTCTTTCGGCCAGATCATGCGACCATTCGTAATAGTGGTCGTAATAGCGTGAGATATAAGACCGGCGGTGATTCCATTTTCGAGCGTAATTAGGATAATGGTCATCCCAGCGCGGGTCTAACCGCCAGTTATCGCCGTCATGGTTTACCCAATGATTTCGGGGCGGCTCGTCAGGGCGCTCGTCGGTCTTCTCAAGATAGCTCAACACGGTGGCCCGCTTCTCGCGTTGAAGACAGACAAATTTGACCTGGTCGAGTATCGTATTGATAGAATCGACGTAAGGTAAGAAATAAAACCCGGCCTCAGCGTATTTATCAAACTTCTGCCAGTATTTCAACTTACTACCCAATAAGGTCATGTCTCTATACCAGGGTAACATAGGTCGCCGCTCGTGCCTGGCTGTCCATCCTTCCTGACTGTCGATCAACTCAGTCAAACTGACGGTCCCGCATCGACCACTACCTAAAATGACGACTTGCATTTTAACCACCCGATATAATTTAGCTCGTTATCCCCTATGAACTGACGGTGCTCCTCATCAAGTTTATCATACCTGTCAAGTAGAAACATACGGGTCGGCCGTGGTATCTTGGGCTTATCAATCGCGTTACACTTTGGGTAGCTATCGAGGTGGTATCCTTGTAGGCCCAGGAAGTCTAATACCTCGTTATAGACCTCGTCGGGGTCGGCGAACATCTTCTCTGAGTTGATTATTAGGAATTGGTCTTTGTGGAAATAGTCAAGCCAGCGTTGAGCCTGGGGCCGATAGACCGAGTTCTCGATTATATATTTTCCGCGGTCAGTCGAGACATATTCCTCAAGCGAGCGCCCTTCAACGTAATCGGTGTTGCTTCTATGCATACAAAAGTGAGACCAGGCCCGATCAACGCGGTTCCGGTTGAGCTGTATCAGCTTGACGTCAGGTAAAAGATCGGCCACTTTCTTAGGTACGGCAGGGTTATAGCTATACTGAGTGGTCGCCTCAAGCGATAGCTGAGGGGTAGCGTAGAAGTGCGACTTATACCAATCGGGGCCACGGTCATAATATGCCGTGAAGTATTGCAACTCTACCTCTGAGTCCTGGCGCCGATCTTCGACCTGATTGTGTTCGGTTAAATAATTATAAAGCGCCGTTGTTCCCGTACGTGGCGGCCCCAATATGAGTAAGTCAGGTAGGTTGCTCAATTCCTTTCACCGCCTCAACTCTGTCGCTATGTTTTAGCTCACGTATGATCGTTCGGTGCTTCGCTCGCTCTTTTTTGATCGCCTTTAACCGCTCACCATCTTTCGAGTCCTGCCAGTTAGGGTGAGGTTGATGCAACATTACCGGGTCGCCGCCGCACCTAACCTCGGTGAGACCATAGTTTGATAGTCTCTCCCTCATTTCGTGGTGCATTCCGCCATACCACTTGAAGCGCTCGTCATAACCACCTATGCGCTGGCCGACGTCGACCGGAAAGGCTTGGAAGCCACCGTAGTCGGCCTCTGGCCTCAGTTCGTAGCCCATTTCCTCGATTTCCTCGTAGTTGTCGTTTTTAGCTAATCTTTTAACCGCAAACTGAGCCGGGTCCTCAATTACGTCGCCGTCTCTATCCCACCCGCGACATTGAACAAACCGACCACTTTCCATCGACTTGATATTCTTGTTAAAGAAGTGAGGCTCAAGAACATAATCGGCGTCGAGACAGGCGAACCAGTCGGTGACCGCCGTCTCAAGAACCCGGTTAAGTATCTTAGGCTTGTTCCACTCGTCGATCTTGTATTTCTCATAGCCAAAGCCGTGTTGATAGGCCTCGCGCATTAGCTCGTGCGAATAGTCGTCGTCGCTACCACCGTCAGCAACTATAATACTCAAGTCGTCGTCAATCGGTTCCTCAGGTGTCCTATTCCTGGCGATCTCAATGGTGTCAAAAGTGCCTTTGATTATGTCGAGGTCTTTATTTCTGACAGGTATCGTGACTGTTAGACTACTCATTTTCTACCTCCTCAAGTTTTTCCTTAACCAAACCCATTATCCGTTCACGATCATACTTATCCTCGAACATTATACTGGCTGTATAGTTACGGAAATCGCGCCAGGAATATGGCCCGTCGCCGATAAAATTGTTACTTGTTTCGTTATGTCGCCGCCTCACCTTCTCGCAAAACTGCTCAAGCTCAAGATCAGGGTTTTCGGCGATCACTTTTCTTACAGCGCGGCGTGCACCGTCGGTATGCCAGTCGATACCAAGTATCTGGCTTATGATACCTTCACAAGTTCCTGGTCTACTACTCACACCTCAGTCTCAACCTCCCCGCGCTCAATCATATCAAGTACCTGTTGACGGTGGTATCTTTGCTCGATCGGTGAAATTAGGCCGTGATCGGGATAATCTATAACTCCTCTGACAGGGTATCCGGGCTTTACATCGACGAAATAATAGTCGACGTCTTTTATATCAGGCGGTAAATCGCATTTACCCTTAACCAAAATCTCACCAGTTTTGGTAGCATAAGACCAACGGTGCGGGGAGACCTTAGTCTCCATTGAAAATCTTAGATCGTCACCGACTTCTTTAGCATTCATATTAACCCTCCGGTGCTTTATAAAAGGCTTCGCGCGGTAGTTTCTCCCTGTTGGTGGTGTCAAACCGCTCGTAGTGGTCACCGGCGCGCGGAAGTTGCTTATTGAGTATGACGGCCTCTTTTAGATACTCGATCTCAAACCCGTGCTTCGTCGTCATACGCCAGTAAAACTCGTTGTCCTCATAGCCCCAATGTCCATCAAAGTCTTCGTTAAAGCCACCGTGATCGAGGACTGTCGGGATGTGGAAGCTCAGGTTAGACCCGCCCCACTTGACTATTCCGTCGCGCTCGAGGTCAATATCCTCACCCGATTTCTCAATCCATTGCTGTCGGGCGTCCTCGGGGTTACTATCGTGGGTCATTATCCTACCGGCCATTAAGGTTTCATCGTCGGCATTATCGAGCGCGGCCCGGTGTCGGTTGACTATATCAGTTTTTATAGTTACATCATCATCAAGGCATAGAGCGTACTGATACCCGAGATGTTTGGCGTGCTTCAAGCCCTTATTCCGACCAGAGGCCAGCGCGTAGTAGTCTTTACAATGTTCGATTATCTTGACCTGGGGAGCCGCTAAGCCATCGACGGCCCCAGGGTCGCCATCGTTCACTAACAGAATTATATCGGTAGCCCGTAGTTTAGGCTTTAATTGTTTGACCAGTTCCTTGACCGGACGTGGGCGGTTACAGGTCGGGATTACAATTGCGAGGTCAGTCATTTTTATCCTCCCTGATTTCTGCATAACCGCAAGCTGTACAGTGCCAGACCATATCATCAGGGTAGTTATCTTCGTCAAAGCAATATATACGTCGGGCCTCAGGGTGAGTACAAGCCTTCATCAATTCCTCGCGCTTACTGGCGTGTTGACTTATTTCGTGGCGTTCCCTGAGCCAGTCGCTAAACTCGCTTTCGGCGGCTTCTCTGGCCTCTTTGATGTACTCCTTGTAAAAATCCTTGGCCCACCTTTTCATCAAGCGTCTTTTGAGTTCCTCTGACTCGTTACACTCAACCAGATTTTTTATTAGACTTTCAGCGCGATCTACGGTTTTAATTTTGACCATTATCTCTCATCTCCTGTAGCACCTTATAAACATCCGGCGAAACTATGAGTGGCGTTACCTTCCAATAGTCCTCAGGGTCAATAGTTACCGCCTTAATATCCTCGAGTATATCACTCATCTTTGACCTCCTTCTCCAACTGACACCAATCCATCCGTCCGTCGCTCGGATTAGCGACGACTCTGGCCTCGGCCCTACTCTCGGGCGGTGGGTTATAGCATAGGAAATTGTTAGCGTGCTTAAAGAACCGACACTTACGACAGTTAGGCGGTAACTCTTTCTCCGCGTCTTCTTTTGATTCTGGCGTAACGATCTCAGTCTCATCGCTCATCTTTTCTGACCTCCTTTGAGTCTTTTCTTTCTTCGCGCTTAACCTTTTTTAGACACTCATCGCACAAGATACCGTATTTGGTCGCTCTGTGTAAGTCCTCAGTTGAGCCGCAATGTCGGCACTCGGCGTCATTCATCCTCGACCACCTTTACCTCAAGCTCGTCAAATGCTTCGACGTCGATCTCTCCGGTGACTACAAACCAAAGCAACTCTGATAGGTCTTTACCGCGCAAGTAGTCTCTGACGATAGTCCTGATACGCGCAAGGCTGTAACTTGTATTCGACACCCATAATAGGTCGACGATTATCTCTTGACTGAGTAAGTCGACGTATTCTTCCGCGGGGTTTTGGAACTCAAGCGCGGTGATAAACTTATCTACGGCGTCTACCCATAATGGAGTCTCAACTTCCTGTTCGAGCGTCTTAACCGATAGGTGGTTTAGCGACTCAAATGCCAAGCCATTTTCCAGCTCAAGGCCTGATATGTTAACTGCTATTTTCGCCTGGTCTTCGTTTTCCATCTTGTCGGCCAAATCTTCGAGGGTTTTCATAGTGTCCTCCCGTTAGTTGGTCGAGTATTGATAGGTTTGAGTGATCTCAAACCACTCGGCGACTGAGTAAACTTTCTTTATTTCACCGTCAACTACCACCGCCACTTTACTAACTAATCTTGGTTTGTTAACCACTATTCTAAGTCTTCATATCTCAACATGATTCCAATTCCCACCAGTCGCTACCATATCTATTGTACTTTTAACAACACCAAACATCTTCCCGATTTGTTTGTGTGTAAAACTGTTACCATCCAACAAATGTAAAATAATTTTAACCTTCTTTTCAGTCAATTTTGAGTTCCATTGATTTTTGCCCTTTACTGCCTCACAACCTTTTTCACTTTCACTAATTTTCCTTTTGTGTTCTTCGGTTAATTTTCTCCCTCTTGCAGAAGCTTCCGCATCTGGGGCTATGTTATATTCTGGATCTTTGTTATCTAAATAATATTGCTCACGAGCAAGCAAGTCTTCTGTATCACTTACTTCTTCTATTATGGTAAATTCAAAACTATCGGCACCGTATTTATTAAAGGCATTCTGGAGGTGCGTGTTGCTATGTTTGTTATTCCTTAGTTCGCTCCTGTGAGTATTCCAACGTCCCCTTAGGTTCTTTGTACTACCGATATAAATTTTACCGCTCACCTTATTCTTTATCTGATAAATAATATCTTTACTCATAACCCACACCTCTAATTATTATTTTTCAGTAGCTTCGGATTATTGGAACGTGAACCTGGTTAATACATTTCGTGGGCTTGCCTTCTGTGTTTGCCCTCAGGGCTATAAAAAGCATATGTGAGCGCGTCTGCTTTGTCTGGGCTATCAAGCCCCCGTGCTTTCATGTCATCTTTACCCTCTAGTTTAATTTTACCGTTAGAGCGGTAACTATATTTTCGAGTAGAGAGCTGGCTCTTTAACTCCTCGTCGTCCGGTAAATCTATTTGACCATTCTGCAAGCGTGTTTTAATTTTTCCCCAAAGCGCGGCGACTTTGTTGTAATATTCGTCTTCGTCCTCCGCGCTGTCTGGTTTTTCGCTCCCCTTGACTTCAACTAACTCAACGTCAAGCGCCGGTGCATCATCAACTACCTCTTTGACGCGATCAAAAGCACCCGCTCCAGGCCCGATAGTATCCATCTTGACCGTTGATATGTCGTGGTCGTCTTTTATCATACGACTTATTTCACCGGCAATTTGCATTTCATCCGTTAGCGGTCTTTGCCACATATTTAGAACTTTCGGGCCTTGGCGTAGACAAAAGCCGGTTTGATCGGAACCAAACCTTGCCGGATCAACCCCTAACTGTTTTGGGCCTTCGGGTTCAAGTTCTACTTGCACGCCTTTTTCTACAAGCGAGAGTACGATAAACGTGTCTTCTTCTGACTCAGGAAATTCCCCGAGTATTTTAATTGTATAACCCATTGAGCCTTTTGGGTGCTTTTTCTGAAACTTATAAGCCCAAGCAGGGGTAGTTAGTTCGGGGTAAGGCATGGGGCCGTCAACTTTTTCCTTCCAGTTGTTATTCAAAATGTCGTCTTCAGTTATCCCAAACTCAGTAAAATTTGGAAGATCGAAGACGCTTATATGTATTCTCTTGTAATCCTTGTCCTGGTGGCTACGGAAAAATTCACCGGAACGCCGTAATGGGTTTCCAATGTAAAGACGTTTAGCGTGCATACTGGTCAGTACACCATCCACGGCATCAAATATCTGTTCGTCAACACCGCTGGCTTCGTCAACTATGGCCAAAATGTAATCCTGGTGGAAACCTTGAAAGTTATCGGTATCGTTTGTGGAAAGCCCTAAAGCGTACCACTCGTTATCGGCCTCAAGTCCGGTTTGGTTCGCTTTAGGGATGGGCATTTTGCAGGAATCTACGGCAGTATGCAGTTCTCGCCAGAGTTGGTTCTTTACTTGGTTAAACGTAGGAGCAGTTGATAAGACTACACTATCTTTATGGGCTAAAAAAAACCAAAGGGCGGCTCGGGCGGCGGTAAAGGTCTTTCCTGAACCATGACAGGATCGAACGGTTACATCGTTATGCTCTTGTAAAGCGCCAAGTATCTGACGTTCCTTTGACCAGTAGTGTTCGCCGGTTTGTTGGTGTAAAAACTCTATGGGGCGATTTTGCATCCATTGAACGGTCTCATAGCACTTCTTAGCTTTCGTCTTCGGCATCTTGATACTCCTGCGCTTCTTCGTGCAGTTCGTTCAAAATGTTTGATCCTGACTGACCCTGGTATTGACTTTGATTTACATTAACACCTTTGCTGAAATCTTGGTTAAAGAACCAATTCAGAAGTAGTTCGGCGTCTTTATAGGGTTTATTTTCCTTTGTCTCGTCTTTTTGAGCGCGCCTTGCCATAGCATCGAGAACTTTTGGAATTAAGTTCACTCCAGCAAGCTCCCTTTTCCTTTCCACTACGGCCTTCATAACATCGTCTCTTTTTTTCCATTTGCTAAGCGTAGTACGGTGAACATTTAGTTTTTCGGAAAGTTCACTTTGGGTTTTCTCTTCACGTTCGCCTTTTGGCGTACAAAGCCAATCAACAAATACTTGCTTGTTAGCCGAAAGATTTTCGTATATTCGTTCGTTTTGTGGCATTTGTTACCTCACTTCATAGCTGCTGGTCGGGGTCTCCCCAGTCTTTCGTGCTAGCACCATCATATCTGAATTTACCCCAAAAGTAAAACGCGCCGAGCAATATAAAGATCGCGGGTAGGATCCAACTATACCACTTGAGGCCAGGAACCGCCTTGAGGGCGCCAAAAGTCGCAAAGCCGTCAACTAACGCGACAAAATAGTCCTCAATCTTTAGGTTCATCTTAACCACCGTTGTTGCGAAATAGATTTTTCATAGTGTCAAAGAACCTTTCTTCCAGTTGGTCACCTGTAACTTCCAATAGCTCGATTTCGCCGTCTTCCTCTTTCTGGCGTAGATTTTTATACATTTGACCACTAACAGATTCTTCCATATCAAAAGCCCTTATTTTATCCGCTGAATACTTGACCACCAAGTAATTATGACCGCTTTCGAGACTGGCCCCGGGCGCGAAGTAACTATAAGAGTATTGGCCGCCCCCTACTTGCCTACACTCAACAGTCATTTTTTCAATCTTCATCTTCACCCCACTCGACTCGATAATCGAATAGTTCTAAAATAGCATTTACATCCTCTTTGTCGTGGGGTAACTCGTCATCTTCAAAATCGTAGATTTGTTGAGCATAAGTAAACAAACTATTAACGACTACGCTTTTGAATAAATCGTATTGCACCTTCGTCAAACCTAGTTCCTTTCGTATTTTTTCTTGATCCATGTTCCCCCTTTTCCCGTAATTCAGTAAAATTTTCAATAAATCGTATCTTCGTACATTTCCGTATGGATTTTCTAGCCATTGATAGTTCACGGGGTTCATTGATCCTCCCTTTTGTAGATAAATTTGTGTTTTTCTTGATTATATTCATAGAATCCACCTTCGATGGTATCGATCCAAAGATCACGTCCAGAATCGTATTTATATACCCCTGACCCTTCTTTAGGTTCAAACATCTTTGCCAGAGGGCTTATTGCTAATTTATATATTTTCTTAATGGTTTCCCAAACAATAAAAATGATAGAAAGAAAGACCACAAGAAATAGTAGACCAGCCATACTAAACTCCTCCTCTCTTTTGCCCATTACCAAAACAAATCCTTCAAAAAATCCAGCACAAAACTGGCTGCCAGAATAAACATCACGATTACACCGCCAACAAAACTCACAAGTATCCAGGCCCAAGTTGGCATGTTAAGCAATCACTTCCAGTACAATTTCAGTTCGTTCTTCTTCTACGTCATCAACCATCTTTTGGGCGTCCAGCTTGGAAATATATTTATCGTTAATTGGCCTGTAACCGTCCTGGTTGCCACCCAAACCATCCATAACTGCCTTGCAAAGATTATCCAAGTCCGCAGTCTTGTGGCCGTTGTAGTAAAAACGAACCGTCAATGCAAAATGGTTGTACTTTTCAAATTCTGGCCGCCCGTACTTAAACTGAAAAAGCTCCAAAACTTTCTGTTCAAATTGCTTGGTCTTTTTGGGCGTCCTGGTGCTTTTCTTTGTTACCCTGGGCCGACTTTTAGGAACCGGCCTACCCTCAATCGTCAGTTCAAATTTATCCCTTGTCATTCAGCGCCTCCCTAAGATTATTTTTAGTCGCTTCCGTGTCGATCACCATTTCGTCGTCTTGCTCTTTGATCGGCGCGCGTACTCCCGACTCGATTATATTGAGTAAAACCTGCTTCTTTGTCATAGGTCGATCAAGGCCCTTGCTTAATAGCCGGGCCTTCTTTTCCAACTCGTTGACCTCCCAGCGCTCAAGATTGACTATTATTTCGGGCATTTTCTACCTCCTGGAAAATGGTCAAGCGAGCCAACTTCCTCAAGGCCCGTATATCTTGTGAACGACCCGACACTGTCGGCCCACCGCTTATAGTGTTCGTATTGTTCCTTTAATTGCTCGTCGCTGTAACTCTCAAGTGGTAATACACAGCCAATCATCCTCAGGTCTGTTATAATCCCCTTACGCTTACTTTCTTCCATCGTCACCACCGTCCGGTAATGGGTATAACCTGCTCTCAATGTCGAGCGCCTGGTCGAGCGTTAACTCCCGGGAAAATAGCTCGTTCGATAGCTCTCTCACGGTCGCTTCCTCAAGTTTCGTTTTGTTGGGAACCGTCTTTGTCTTCGTCGGTTCGTGTTTTTCGACCATCTTTAATCGCCTCCAAGTTTATATCCCGTGCGGCCTCAGCCACCGATTTAAGGAAATCGTTCACCACTTTACCGAGCTGGCTCGCCAGGTTTTCGAGACCTTCTTTGAAAAGAGTCACCCAAATATAACTCGCCTCAAGGTTGCGACCCTCGGCCACTTCCTCGTAAGTCAAGCCCCAGGGTTTGTCACAATCAGTCATTCTTGGCCTCCAGTAGCCTTTGACGCTCTCGCTTTATATCTTCATCAAGCATCTTTCGATACCGCTTCTCCATTGATAGGGCATAGAATTTCATGTCCTTACGCAAATCTGATTCTAACAAAAATAACTCTTCTTCTCGACTTTTTTCCTTGGCCTCTTGAGATATTTTAAGACAGAGTTCGTTCCAATTACTTGATCGAAGAGTCTCTGAATCTTCCCGTCTTCGACTCATAGTTTGCCTCCATTTCTCCGATTGGACCATTTCTTTGCTTGCCCAAATCCACCTTGGTATAGCTGATACTATCAACGTCGGTTTCATCGTACAATCCCGGCCTATTTAGAATTATCGTCACGTCTGCATCCTGCTCAAGTGCCCCTGTCCCCCGGAGATTGGACAAGGATGGAGTCTTTGACTGCGTGTACTCTGCTTGCCGGTTTATCTGAGCTAAGACTACGAGTGGAATCTCAACTTTCTTCGCCAGGAATTTAAGTTTATGCGAGCATTCTGCTTTCTCATTCTGGACTGTCCCGTTTTCGACTGTCGGCATCCCAATTAAACCAAAGTAATCTATGAAAGCAATATCCAGCTTATCTCTTTTCGCTTGCCGTTGAATTTTGTAAGAAATTTCGTCGATCTTATTGCTCTGTTCATCAAGAAATATCGGCATGTCCTCGAGAGTAGACAGGGCTGACTTGATTTGCCTCTCTTCCTTATCGTTGTAAGCTCCGCGCCGTATCTTCTGCCGATCTATCCCCGATAACTGGGCCGTCATACGTTTAAGTAAATTTTCGCTTCCCATTTCCAGCGAGAAGATCCCGGTTTTGTAATCATTCTGGGCCGCTTCCAGAGCAGAAGTAAGCATGAAATCAGTCTTACCGACAGAAGTCCGGGCCGCAAGTAAAATATAATCTCCGTCCTGGTATCCCGCTGTCTTTGAGTCGAGGTCTGAAAGACCGGTCGGTATACCTGTCAGTCCTTCGTTTGCTCTCAGTTGGTCGAGATGTTCTTTCACCGTCGGAACTAATTCTTTTGTGGACTTCAAAGAATCGGAGCTGTAAAATCCTTCAGTCAACTCAACAAACTTCTCTTCCAGATCAATTATTTTTTCTTTTATAGTCTCGTCGGATTGAATAGCGCCATCGACCATTTTTGTGAAGTAAAGAAGTTTTCGTCGATGGCTTAAATCTTTCAAATTTTCATAGAGAGAGTTGATCTCGGAGGGGCTGACGCTAGTTCTTAAAATATCGTTTATCTTTGATTCGTCGGCCCTAGTGTAAACCGTTGCTGAGTCTAGCTTCTGGTCTTCTGAGTCGTAGAGCTTCTGGAAAAGTTCAAAAGTCTGTCCGAAGTAGTGGAAGTCGTTCTCGTTT